TTACGCCAGTTTTAAACCAGCCTGATTTCCTCCTTGTGTCGTATTTGTGTCGCTAGCGCCAAAAATAGCGTCAATTTTCCGTGCGTGTTCGGTCAGGTGGTTCGGCGCCAGGTGAGCATAACGACGCACCATCTCGATGCTCTCCCATCCTCCCATTTCCTGCAGTACAGAAAGCGGGACTCCGGACTGAATTAGCCAGCTCGCCCAGGTGTGCCGGAGGTCGTGAAAACGGAAATCCTCGATCCCCGCTTTTTTCAACCCGGCGCGCCAGGCGTTATTGTCATCCACGCGCATTTTTCTAACCGCGGGCGTCAGCGTTCCATCAGGGCGATGTTTTGCCGTGGTGTGAACGAACACCCAGCGTGAGTGCTTCCCTATCTGATCCCTTAATACCCTGCATGCGGTATCATTCAGAGCTACGCCAATCGCCTTGCCCGCTTTTGCGTTCTCCGGATTTACCCATGCAACCTTTCTCTGCATATCGACCTGCTGCCACTCAAGCCCGATGATGTTTGAGCGGCGCAGGCCGGTTGCCAGTGCAAATATCACCACTGGCTTAATGCTCTCCGGCATGCACTCGATCAACCGCTCAGCTTCTTCTCTGGTCAGCCACCGTATCCGCTTACTGATCGGCTTGCGGGTTTTGATAACAGGAGCTGTTTTTATCCAGCCCCAGTCATTCGCCGCGGCCCTGAGAAGGGATCGAATGAAGGAAAGGTGTTGCGCCTTCGTCGCCTGCGAAACCTGCCGTGGTTTGTACTCCGGAACAGGCTTACCCTTCCTCAGCGCGGCATCACGCTTACTCTCCCACACCTGCAGGTGCTTACGGTTGATCATCCCGTTAACGGCTTCATGAACTTCCTCCGCCGTTATCTTCGAGACATCACGGCCGGAAAAATGCTGCAGCCAAAACTCAATTTTGGTTTTGTCATCATCCAGCGATCGTTTATGGTCCTTTTCTCGCAACCACCGGATACAGCATTCTTCGAAGGTTCTGACGGGCAGATCGCCGATCTGGTCAACTCGCCATGCTTCCGCCTTCAGCTTGTCGTGGAGCTCCTGAGCCTGCTTTTTGTCCCCCGTGCCAAGAGATCGCCTAACTCTTTTTCCTGACGGCGTAAAGAAATGACAGTGCCACACGCCGCCCCTGAGGGTGATTGACATAAAACTTCTCCTTTATGTTCACCCGCGTTCGCAATGACAGGATCGCGCGGGGTTTTCAAATATGCAATACACGCCGCCTCGGTCGTTCTGTACTTGTTGCCGACCTTACGGCCGGCGAGTTCTCCAGACTCAATCAGGCGGTAGATCACCCGCGCAGACACGATGAGCAAATCGGCGGCCTGCTGTGCTGTTATCGGTTTGTCAGATGCCATATCACCTCCGATGCTTACCGCGTAATTCCTCTTCTTCCTGACAGTCAGCGCAGCGCTGGCATCCCGCCACCAGTTCCCGGCGCCGATCGGGTATCTCTTCCCCGCAGTCGCGGCAGTGAGTAGCCGATACCGCCGTATAGTTGATGCGCATGTTCTGGATGGTCATTTCCAGCCGGCGCTCTGCCAGCTCGTTGGCCTGATCGATGAGTTCTGCGCTCATAACTTCACCCATCCTTTACCTTTCACATGGGCAATCACCCCCAATTTACGCAAGGCCTGTAATCGGCGGTCGAGGATGCGGAACGGCTCTTTTTTATCTCCTTCATCCTTCGCTATATCGACGCACTCAGCCCCTACGTCACCAGAGAACAGGCGGCTGAACGGAGAGGGCGTCTCACTAAGCTTGCTCATTATCGCGATATCAAGATTTACGTATTTGCTCATACTGCACCGCCTTCGCTTTTTTCCGCTTCAACCGCCATCTGCTCAAGCTTTCGTGAAAGCTCGGCAGACAGTGCCTGGAACTCTTCCTCTGTCGCTACCGGGATCGGCACAAAACGGATGCCGATATGAGCTAGGCCATGTGCGGCCTCAAGGCATTTCCTTAAATCAACGGGAGAGGCTCTGTTCATGCTGCACCGCCTTCAACGCGCTTGAACTCGATCACCCAGACCCATGGGTTAGCGCGCCAGCTGTCAGCGCCGTAGATTGATTCCCATAGCAGTTGAAACGCTCGTACAGGATGCTGCGCATTTACGACGCCAGGAATGCCGAAATCAGCGTGTGAACATGTCGTCAGATTCTGTATTCCTTCTCGCATAGCATCGACATCGTGTATTGAGTTAAGACGCTCAACGCGCACGTCGGTGATTTCCAGTAGAATGCGGCTGGCCCAGCGCGGCATGTGGATTGACGGGCGCCATTTGAGGGCTTCAGCATCATTAGGAGCGCTGTCCCAGCCTGCAGGATGGCTGGCTTCATAACGAGGTGTGGCGCGGTAATCCACCCACTTCTCCCCGCCATACTGAGTGTCATCTACCGGGCAAAAGGTCTCTCTTACCCAGATGCGGTCGCCAGCGGCGCCAAACGGGCATGAGAAAAGCTTTGAACGCACATGGTTACCAGTAGCGTTAGATTCTGCCCAGTGGTATTTGCCAATGTCACTGCGCTTGGTTGAGTCAGTGATAAGCAGCAAGCCAAGCTGGTTGGATTCCGGCTGTACCTTCATAACCCGCCGGGTCTGCGTCTTCCGGCCGTCGAGAATGGCCCGCACCATCTCAGCGTTAAAAATCATCCCGCGCTCAGTCATTCCAGGCCTCCAGTTCGTTCTCGATCTCTTCGTCGATTTCGTCGTTGGTAGCGTCTTCGTCCAGGTAGTCACGCGCTTCTTTCAGGTACTGCTCATGGCGTTCCCGATACCAGGCCGAAAATTCTGGCGTCCATCCGTTCGGCTCACCGTCATAGTCAACTTTGGCGTTACGTTCAGCCATGCTCTCGACCATGCTGTAGGCGGTGGTAAGCGCCGCTTCACGGATGTATCCACGGAGGTCGCTCTTGCGCCAGTAGGGGTTAACTTTTGAATCGCAGACAGATTTAAATTTCACTTTCCAGCGGCGGATACAACGCGCATTTAAAGATTTGCTCATCTTGATGCCTCCGCTTTAATCGCTTTATACGCACGCAGTACGTGAGCGGTTTTACCGGTAATTACCGTTTTTAAAACAAAGAAACCGCTACGCTTAGCGCGAACCGAAGGAGCAAGAAATAGCGCCGTATCAACAGCGCGGTTGTGAAGACGAAATTCAAAAACTGTGCTGGTAATCGTAGTGATGGCATTGAATCCATCATCATAAAATTCTATTTTCATGATTGTGATTTCCTGTCTTTGAGTTGATTGTATTTTTCATGGCTCATAATTTCCCAGCGGGTACCGTTATTGCGGGATAATAATCGCCATTTTCTGCCAACCTTTAAGCTTAAATTCCCGCATTTGATTCGGCATGGATTTATATCTCCCTTGCTGTACAAGCTCAGAACATGCGATGCCTTTTCATTTACATGCGATGGAATACGGTAGGACGTGATTATCATCCTTCACCTACCAGCGCTTGTGGGCAAGGTGTCCGGGGCGTGACGGCAAGGTTTTACGAAACGAGGAAGCGGCAGCAGAGAGGGCTATTTTTTGCTTTTCTTTCTCATTGCATACCGGGCAGAAATAAAAGTCTCTCCGATAAGCACCCCTACCAGATGGACGATATTGCAGCTCATCGCGAGCAAAAGAACCGCCGCAACCATGACAGTGCAACTTTAATTCTTCCATTTATCTATCTCCGGTTAAATTTGATGTGTGTTCATTCCTGCCAGTTAAGGCATTAAATAAAAGGTGATGGTATTAGTAAGAAACTTCTGTGTTTATTTTGTAACGTGCATTGCCAGAGTCTGCGTTAACAGAAACCAAGTCGCCATACATGTCATAATTCAAAATAACATCATTGAATTTCAGGCCTGAGAGAGATTCCTCACGACCGCAAAACATAAAATCTTCTGCGTGCTTTGCTTTCTCATAAATATCTTTCATTGAGGAAAAAGCTTCTGCCCACATTTCACCATTACCAATAAATTGAGCAATGGCCAGTTTGCTTTGCGCCGCTTTAAAAGCCGGGTTGCCATGCACTAAATTAGCCATTGAACACCCCTTTGATATACATAATTTCGACAGCCAGCCCAACCCACAAAAGCACACTAATGGCCAGCACGATAACCAGTGAACGAATGCCGTTTTTGCTCATGAGGCACCCTAGCAAAATTTGAAGCTAACCCATGCGACTGTAACCACAAGCAAAGCAACCTTTATGCAGAACCGGTGCCACGCAGGTACTTCATGTTCGCGGATCATTTGCTACCCCTAACTGTCATGTGAATTTGAGTACCAACAGACCTTGCAATGCAGTGCCGGGTGCCTCCCGGTGATACCAGCCAGTTAACAACTGATATCGGCAGCTTTCTTTCCACCCCACTTCGGGAAACAAGTGGTACTGCTTTAACTGAACCGCGTGCGCATAGCCGCATTCACTGCATTGCAAGGTCTGTAGCTTTTAGCCTTCTGGCGGCCAACCGAACGTTTTTGCTTATCAACCACTGTGCGGTGATTGGTGTTGCTTGGATGGCTTGATATTAGCCAAGGCGATTATTCAGGTCAATCGCTAAAACGATATCATTAATCGTAAAGGTGATAAATGCGTGATTATTAAAGTGATTATTTTAATAAAAAATTTTGGCTAGGCGTTTTTATGAAGGGTTTGGTGGTGGTAGGGCGATAAAAAACCCGCCGAAGCGGGTTATGCGAATCGTTTATATTCGATGGATTGTCTGAGAAGGACTCTGGCCATAACGTAGAACTGGTCTTCATCACCCGGCTCTACATACCATTTTTCATAGATAGGGTTATCTGAAATTACGGCCAGCCGATCCCTTTGCATCTGCAAGCGCTTGACGTGAAGGGTTTTTCCAAAAACAAAGACGTAAACTCCATCACTGTCAAAATGGGTAACGCTAATGTCTACGAAAATTTCATCACCGGGTGAGATCGTCGTATCCATGCTATCACCGGTAACCGTGATTACTTTTATGTGATGAGCTGGTCGATTGCCAAATAGAGATCTGGCCTGCTCCGATGTGTATTCGATCGCACGAATAGTCTCTATGAAATCGTTCGTGATAAGTGCACCTGGTCCTGCACTGGCTTTTACATCGAGGACATCCACACGATAAATGCCATTTTGCGGTGTTACTGGTGTCTGCACTTGCGTGATCTGTATGGAATCAGCAAGCATTTCACCTGCGCCAGTGGATAGCCATTCAGGACGCACACCTAACACAGATGCTATTTCCACTGTCTTGCGAGAGCCGTTGGCGCCATTAAGCAGCTTGTTCACGCTCGACTGCGCCATGCCAACCTCTTTGGCAAGCCTGCCTTGCGTATACCCAGCTAGTGACATTGCTCGAGCAAGACGCTCAGAGAAATCCATAACACCTCCTCAAAGTATTTCCTTTAATCCTATCGCCAGAGCGATTACTTAGCAAAAAATCGCATAGGCGATTGACAATCTCTTTTGCGATAATCATAATCATCAAAAACCAATAGCTGAGGTGATTATGAAAAACCCCGCAGTAGAAAAAGCGATTTCCATCGCCGGCAGTCAGAAAGAATTAGCCAAGCGATGCGGCAAAGCGCAGTCGACGATCTGCGACTGGCTAAACGGGAAAAAGAGGATTTCTCCTGTGCATGTTCCCGACCTTGTCGCGGCCGTAAATGGAGAGATTAAGGCATATGAGTTTCGCCCTGATCTGCCTTCGATTTTTCCGCCACCAAAAAATAGCGCCGCCTGACTGGCGGCCTTTCAATCAACACCAGAGGAAGTATCACAAATGGAGAACGCAATTAAACGCAATAAGGACAACGCACGTCGCATCGAGACATGGCTACTGAATCGCATCTCTCTCATGGGAGGGAAAAAAGTGGCCATGGCTGTAGGTGTCAATGAGTCGCAGATTACGCGCTGGAAGTCATCGTGGGTGCCGAAAATGGCGATGTTACTGGCTGTTCTTGAGTGGGGCGTTGTCGATGATGACATGGCCCGCCTTGCAAAGGAGGTCGCTTTAATTTTGCAGAGCGACAAGGGCAATGAAACGTCTCAGCTGGAGGCGTAATGACCCGGGGAAGTTCAGAAAAGGCGAAAGCCGCAGTGGGCAAACACTAACGGCTTTCTGGTGCAAAAACGAAGAGGTAATTGCGAGGTAATTATGCCTGACCACAAACAAAAATCAAATACACCCCGATGCTCTGCATACCGCAGAGCTAATCAATCCGTTGCTGTTAAAGCGCCGTAACTCCACTAACTCTGGAGGTGACTATGTGTAACCACTCTGCTGCTGAACTGATTGCGCGTCTGAAACGTGCTTATCCGGCGTATGAGCCGTCCGAAATGGGTAATGCCTGTGATGGTATCCCTAAGGCCGGATCTCGCTTCCAGCACAGGCACAAGAGCCACATGGTGACGGTAATTACTGCAACTGAGAAAGATGTGTCCTATCGCAAAGCCTGCGGGAAAGTTGGCTGGATGGGGTTACGTGAGTTTTTACGGCTACACAATGAGGTTTTGGTATGAGCAATCAGGTCTTTGAAATTGTTCAGGCCATGTCAGGGCAGGGGAACTGCATAACGATTCCCGGCCCGTATCTGGATTTCTTTGCAGGAGACAGGCAGCAGCATTTGCTGGCAGCGATTCTCAATCAGCTGGTGTTCTGGTCGGGTAAGTCGAGTCTGGATGATGGCTGGTTTTACAAGGAGCATGCGGCGCTTGCGAAAGAGGTTCGTGTTCTTGAAGGTGATGTTGTTAGAAGGGCTATTTACAAAATCACTGAGCAATATTTGCCTGGTGTTATCCAGGAAGATACCCGTCAGGTGAACGGCACACCGAAGAAGCACTACCGCATCGATCAGGAAGAACTGATGCACAAGATTTTCCCGGCAATACTGGAAACGGCACAAACGCCGAATCGGAATAAGCCATTGAAAGAATTGGAAACGGCACAAACGCCGAATGGAAACGGCACAAACGCCGAATGCAATCGGCATAAACGCCATATCCAGGATTCGGCACAAACGCCGAATGGAAACGGCACAAACGCCGAATCCTATCTCTATACAGATCTTAAAAATACAGATCTTAAAACAGATCTTAAAAACCACTCGGGAGAGATTTCTCCTGTGGATAACTTTTCTGAATCGACTCAGAAAACTGTCATCCCGGAAGCAGTCATTCCTGACGCTACCGATGATGATTTCGACCTCGCTACGTGGTTCTGGTCGACCATCATCGAGCTGTACGAACGCGCAGCAGAGTTCGACGGCACTCTGGCAAAACCGAGAGAGCCGAACTTCGCAGCCTGGGCGCAAGAAATTTGCATGCTGCGCCAGGAGCACGGCTGCAGCCATGACCAAATCCGCACCATGATTGAGCGCATTCAGCGCGATCAGTTCTGGTGCTCCCGAGTTCAATCCGTGAAAACCCTACGTAGCAAATGGCAGGAGCTGGCTCTGAAGTTATGCCCGGCAAACCTGGCAACCGGCAGCTCGTTCGGTGTGAGCAGCAAACTGGATACCGACATCCCGAAAGGTTTCCGGGGCTAACAAATTTAACCGTGAGGATATCTCTGATGGAAAAAATTACTGACGTGCTGAAAGAGCTGGAGAAGGTCACCTGCCGTGAGCTGGCTGTCTATTTCGACCTGACAGCACCTGAAATGCTGGCCCGCCTGATGGTGCTGGAGCGAGAAGGTAAAGCGCAAAACCTGAATGGCTACTGGATGCCGGGTGGAAGTACCGAGCCAGTAGCAGTAACGAGCAAACTCACAGCACTGGATATCAAACTGCTCCAGTCAGTGCCGGTTGGCGTCTGGTTTGAGTGGCAGTCCCTGGCTGGTTTCGTTGATCGCCCTCGCTACCGCTGCGAGCGTCTGGTGGCCGCCGGGTTTATGAATTCGAAGGTTACTAATCCTGGCAATCCGCACCACGGCACTAAATTCCTGAAAATCCGCGAGGTGACCCGGTGATGCGAGAGATACCTGATTGCCCGGTCTGTGGTTCAGCTGCGGAGTTTTATTTTCGGGATTACCAGGCTGGCGCCTGTTCCGGGGCCCTGCGATGCCCTTACGGACATCTCCGCGTACAGGATAGCTACTGGGCTGGTGGCAAGAGTAAATCGAAAATCCGGCTGATTGAAAAATGGTCTCAGCAGGTCGAACAGAAAAAAGGTGAAGTGAAAAATGGCTAAAAACTCGATCGACGCGTATGGCGCCAGCGGCAAAACCAACGTTCTGATGTTCGAACCGGAAAAGCTGCATCTGGTAACCGACAAAGCTCACCCGCTTTACGATGAACGGGTCCACCTTCCTATCGACGAAGGAATGGTTCTGAACATAAAAGAGCTGGGTGTACTGGAGCCGATTATCGTCTGGAAAGACTCTGAAACGGGGCTCACCTGCGTAGTTGTAGGCCGCCAGCGTGTTAAGCATACCCTGGAGGCAAATAAGCTTCTTTTGAACGAGGGCAAAGCCCCACTGCTTGTTCCTGGGGTCGTTAAGCGCGGATCAGCAAATCAGATGGCTAAATACATGGTCAGCGAAAACGAAATTCGCCGACCTGATACACCGCTTGGCCGGGCTAAAAAAATGTCAGACGCACTCGATCGCGGGCTCGATGAGGACGACATTGCAGTGTTGTTTGGCTGCAGCGTTCAAACCGTTCGAGCAACGCTCTCCCTCCTCGAGGCTACCCAGGCCGTCCGGGAAGCTGTAGAGGCTGGCACAATTACCGTTACCCAAGCGCGCCAACTGGCATCGCTTAAACCCGAAGAGCAACGGGAGAAGGTCAAGCAGATCGAGACAGCGACCGCCGGCACCACGGGCCATGAAAAAGCCCGGCGACAGCGCCAGGTTCTTGGTGAAGCAAAGCCGCGTATCAAATCACGCAAGGAAATTACAAAAGCACTCGAAGATGCCAGTGGCGAATATGCCTAGGCTCTGCGCTGGGTGCTTGGGGAGGCGCAATGAATTTTGAACCTGAGAATTACAGCAAATACACCCTGCGTCGGTTCGCCGCCTTGTTAGATGTGATCTGCTGGGTGCTGATTGCCGTAGTAACCGTTGGTATCTGCATGTTTATTGAATGGTGGACAGCATGAGCAACGTAACCAAACCAACCAGCAAGGGTAAATTTGATGGGGCAGTTGATTACCTCTGCTCCGATGAGGCTCGTTTTCTGGTTATGCGGGGCGACTATAGCGAAGCAGATATTATCCAGGCGTCTGTATCCCAAGATGTGATTGATGCTGAAGGCGCAGAGGATTTTGCTTCCAGCGCTCGCTATTACCAGTGCTGGTACAAAGTCAGTCCAATTGGTGGGCAGGAAGGTTATTCAGGCTGGCATCATCCACGTGATACGCCTTGTCGCGGCGCGTATTTCGCATCTGTTCTGCAGTGGGATTAAGGAGAGTGCCGCATGACTGATATCACCGAACTGGCGCAGAGCCTGAAAGCGGCAGCTGTGCGAGCCAAAACAGCAACAGAAGAATATGCATCTGGCCATATGTCTGTTTCAGTCTGCTATGCCGAATGCGAAGAGTTTAACAGGCTCACCGATGGGCCAGACAACATCCTCGCGCTGGTAGAGGCGCTGGAGAAGACGCAGCAGCGGAACGGCGAGCTTGAGACCTATAGCAAAACCGCGATCGAATTTAGGGAAGCGGCGAGAGATGAAAACCGACACCTAAAGTTGGAACTGGAAATTGCAGAGAAGCGCATCGCCGAGCTGGAGTCCCGCGCCGTCACTGTAGGAAACCTGCAGGAGAGCGCCTACAGAGCTGGCTTAACTGCTGGCTGGAATCTTGGGCTGGCTAATAACAGCGACGGGTTCAATAAATGCCTGGCTGCTCATGCCGCTGGCATCAAGGTGGAGGCTGAGTGATATGAAAAATTATTTGAGTAATCTGGCGTCAACTCTGCAGGGTATAGCTGGCGTTATTTCAGACGGTGAACGAGTGCAGCATGAATGCCCTGCATATTTAAAATCCGCGCTCCTTGAGGCGTCCCATGCATTAGATGGGCAGTCGGTTCGGGTTCACTATCCGCCTGCAGGCAGGCCCGAAATCATAAACGCCAGAGGAAAACGCAGGCAACTCAGCCTCCGGGAACGGATTGCAATCCGCATCCTCGGCGGCAGAACGGAGATTAGGCCATGACCAAATCAACCATAACCAGAGAGCGCCTGCAGGAAATCGCCGAAGATGGATTCCTGAAGCATGGCGAAAGCAAAGAACTGGCCCGTATGGCGCTGGCCGCAATGGACAGCGAGCCGGTGGCGCTTCAACCTGAGCTGGCAAAAGTTATCTATCACTTCCGTGACTGGAATGAAGGATTTCCGGTTGAGCGGTTCAAGGCCGACTACGTCATTAGTTGGATGCTGGCAAATTATCCGCCAGCGCCGCCAGCGCCGGTAGTCAGCGCAGACCTGCTTCATACGGCGGCATCAGCAATTGAAGACCTGCTTACCACTAAAGACAGGACAGGTGCAGGTGTGTGGTTCGACTTGCCATTCCGGCTCCGCTCGGCGGCTAACGCGCAGCCAGCGCCGGAACGTGACCAGGTACGCATCGCGCATGCCGAGTGGTCGCAGGCAACTTTCGGCAATGTCGGTCCGGTTGGCCCGCTGAAGCACCTCAGCAAAGAAGCACTGGAAGCCGCTGCCGAGCCTGGCGACCTGTCGGAGTGGGCTGATATGCAGTTCCTGCTGTGGGATGCGCAGCGTCGTGCCGGTATCACTGATGAGCAGATTACCCAAGCGATGATCGATAAGCTGGCGGTAAACAAGCAGCGCGAATGGCCGGAGCCGAAAGACGGGGAGCCGCGGTTGCATATCAAATCGCAGCCAGCACCGGTAATTACTTTCTCTCGCGATGGCATTGAAGCCGCCGCCAAATGGATAGATCAGCAGCGTGAGGCATACGACAGCGAGCATGGATGGTCTGATCCTGACACCGGAGCATTCGAGTTCGGCAATGATGCCCAGCGCGGATATTCTTCCACCCTAGAAGAATTGGCCGAAGGCATTCGCGCTCTGCATCCAAACGCAGGGAACTCTCCGGTAATTACGGATAGATGGATTCCGGTAAGCGAGAAATTGCCAGAACGCGGGGATTATCTTGTTAGTGATGGCCGCGACTTCGATGTGCAGTTGTTTAATGGTGAGCAGTTTATTCCTGGCTTTGTGTGGGAGGACAAAATAACCCACTGGATGCCGCTGCCAGCCGCCCCGCAGGGGGTGATACATGGCTGAGTTACGCGCAGGTGGGCTGGCAATAATTATTCGGTCGCGTTTCCCTGAGAATGTTGGAAAAACTGTCAGGCTGGTACGATTTATAGGCGAGGTGCATCAGTCCACCGGGTATGGAATTTATTGGGAGGTGATAGCTCTGGCAGGTCTGGCAGGGACGCGAAAGCGTGTCAAACCTGGCTCAGCCGGTATGGCACAGTCTAAAAACCTGATGCCGATCGACGGCGACGACTTCAGCAATGAAGGTGAGCGCCAAAATGAGTGGAAGCATGCCTAAATCCCCCGCAGAACGTAAAGCCTCCCGTTGAAATCAAACCCCTCTCCTGAGGGGTTTATCGTATATGCTCATTTTGCTTTTATCCCCGGGAAGGGCGATAATTACCTCGTCAGCCTGAGCAACTGACACTAATGACCGGCGCCAAGTGGGGACACATGGCGCACAAAGTTAAAAACACTCGGATCAAAGATTTGTATGCAATAACGTTGCTGATTTTAATAATTGTGCAAGTTGTTGTAGTGAATGCGGTATTTATCTGTGTGGGGCTTGGGTTTCTGGATCTATCTGATGAGGTCCTGAAGATTTTCGCTGGATGCTCGATGCCCCATATCTGTGGTCTTGTCTACTGCGTCGTCAATTCTGTTTTCCGAGCAAAAAAATGAAAAGCCTTCTCTTCGGAGAGGGCTTTTTTATTGAGTGAACCTGACCTATAATCTTGATGGGTCTGAACAACCCAGCTTATCGACTACTGTGCCACGGAGAAAAACCGATGGCGCAGAAGAAACACCCTCAAAAGATTTACCCCCTGACACCGGCTATCACTAATGCTGGTGTTTCTGCTTGTCTGTCGCACCAGGGCGGTGCGATATGAGCAAATCCAAAACCAAGGCTGAAAAGCTCCATCTGAGCCGCGTAGCTGCATTGGGCTGCATCGTTTGCCGGAACCTCAATTACGGCGAATCGCCTGCTGAAATCCATCACTGCAGCTCTGGTACTGGCTTGTCTGTCCGCGCTGATAACTTCCATGTCATTCCGCTATGCCATGCCCATCACCGTACTGGGGGCTACGGCGTTGCTATTCATGCTGGCCGTAAGTCATGGGAAGAAAAGTTCGGTACTGAGGCTGAGTTACTGAGTCAGGTACTCCAGGAGTTGGGGGAGGCCTGCGCATGACGAATCTTTACTGTGAAGCCCTTACGGCGCTGCGTTCAGCACCCCATCACTATTTAAAAGAAGTCGGCGACCAGTGGCGGACTCCGGATCTGCTGTTCTGGGGTATTAACGCGATGTTTGGCCCGCTGATGCTGGACCTGTTCGCAGACGACAGCAATGCAAAATGCCCTGTCTGGTACACCGCAGAAGATAACGCGCTGACGCAGGACTGGTCGGGGCGTCTGGCGGAACTCGGTGGCGCAGCCTACGGAAACCCGCCTTACAGCCGCTCTCAGTACCACGAAAAGCAAGCTATCACTGGCATGACGCACATCATGAACTATGCAGCTGCGCAAAGAGAGAAGGGTGGTCGCTATGTCTTCCTGGTGAAGTCAGCCACAAGCGAAACATGGTGGCCGGAAGATGCGGATCACGTCTGCTTTATTCGTGGGCGAATTGGTTTCGATCTGCCCGAGTGGTTTAAGCCAGCCGACGACAAACAAAGGCCGACCAGTGCGTTTTTCGCTGGCGCCATTGTCGTGTTTGATAAGTCATGGGCTGGCGAGCGGTTTAGTTACATCAATCGAGCGGAACTCGAAGCGAAGGGCCGCGCATTTATGTCACTGGCGCAGTTTGCTGCTGGTAAGGGAGATATTGCATGACACCACTACAACGCCGCAGACAAAACACCGCTATGTCAGAGGTCGCGATCGCCACGCACAAACGATACCTTGGGCGCCCTGAGTTATTGACTGGCATCCAGTCAGCCTGGATTAAGTCACTTCTTACTGTATGGGGGGAAAGCCAGAGAGGGGAGGTATACCCGCGTAAGCCCACAGCGCACTCTTGCTGGTGGTCAGTTAAGGGGGAAAGATGGTCAGATAAAGCGTTAGAGCGCTTTACCGCGGCAATTGAGCAGGCAAGGGCAGAGGGCTTTCGTGGGCCCAATGCTCTGAAGCGTGCGCAGGTAATTCTCTGGCCGAAGCAGGAGAGCAGCGTGATAGATACCGCCATCAGTAACGATGACGCTGACTTTATGGAGAAGTGCGTACTGGATGCTTTTGAGGTTACCGACCCGATTTACATCGTCGGAATGAATTACTACACAACCAGAAAAAAAATATCGGACATAACCAGAGAGCTTCAGAAGCTGGCGCCCTGGCTGACGGCGGACCAGTCGAGAGAGCGCGTGAAATGGTGCCTCAAGATATTTCAGGGGAAGGCATTTTTAGCCGCCCGCAAAAACCTGAGAAGTTAGTTGTTTTAGCTTTTTGTGCTTTTGATTGAAATTAACATTGATTTTCACCCAGAAGTTTAGATAATTTATTCATGCTTGGCAGAGCTGCGCCGCGATGGCAGCGATGAGAAGCGACAATTTGAACATGACGAAAGCCCCGCCCTTGCGGGGTTTTTGCTTTCCGGCGATACGACAGGGGTATTCGCGAGATGCATTGCATCAGTACCCCTGTCACATCGTCGTATAGCATTGGCTTGGCTTGGCTTGGCAGAGCGTTTGCGTAGCCTTTTCCATTTGTGCCGTCAGAACGTCACTCACTTTGTGTTTTGTCATAAATCCATCTGGCGGCCATTCCATGCAAGGCTATCGGGGAATGAAATGGAGGCGTTTCAGTTTCCATCCCCGTGAAGCCTGACCCATTTCAAACACACAGCGTCCCGACCCCTAATCGGAGGCGAGAACCTATGGCAAACATGTGCAAAACAAAGAGAGCATTGCCTGGGTTTCCGGGCTGGTTCTACTAATCATTACTCACTATGTTGGACTTGCCCGCTACCTTATTGCCTTTATTGCTTTTGCACAGATGGTAAGATATGGAATAATAGTTATCATTGCTAGTGTAAATGTAAACCATGTTACCGGAGTAGAATTCCAATCAATCATATTTGATTCGATTGATATAAAAAAAAGTGGTGCCACTATACCAAGAACAACATTGAAAAATATTATACGTACCACATTTTTTATTAACCCACCCTGCTTGAGTAAATTTTCGGAATATCTTACTTGCGCCAAGGAATTTTCAAGTTGGGGAATTAATATATCTCTAATCGCGTATAACCTTGAAGCTATTGAATCATATATTTGGCTGAATGAAGGATTCTTCATTATTTCTTGTTCATATTTTTCCATGTCAGATATGTAACTCTGTTTAGAAGGTTCCGCTTTTTTTATGTAATCCTGTAGACCGTCCATGTCGCCATCTTTTTGAAATTGCTCTATATTTTTTTATGTCTTGCCATGAAATTATTGTATCCAATTTCGTGTGGGTTGATTGTTTCTTTTAATTGTATTTCATAAGCTGTATTGAAGAGATGTTTCATTTGGTCGCCCCTAAATTCATAACTTTCAATGGTCATATTTATATAGTCTTTAAGGATTGCAATGTTTCTACCATTGATATTATCGAATAAGTTATAATCTTTTTCTCGAAGCCTTGGGTTGCACCATTTTTGGAAGGTGTTGTCACCTGTTATAGATGCCATTATCAATAAGTAATGGATGGTATTTTCTAAAAGAACTTTATCATTAGCACCTGAGTTTTTTGGGATAAAGTTTTGGTGGTTCAATTGTTGATGTATTTTTTCAAAAGAAATCAAACCATCAGAATCTCTGATGTCAAGTTCGGTTTCACTACAGATTTCTGGTGTAAATAAATTGCTAGAGTTGGACAGAAGTAATTCAAGATTGTTTTTTGCTTCAACTAGCTTTGGAAAAGCATAAAAGAACCAAGAAGTAATAATTGCGGCAACAATTGAAAGGATGCTTGCGTGCATTCCTGGTAGTAGATTTAATAGTGCATATGCTCCATTCATTTAATAACCTTCTTAGGATTGTCTTGTTGATAATCTTTAACTTAAGGGCTGAATCTTTTTTATGGCTTGAAAAAAAATTAAGTATGTCATTCACTGGTGATAATTTTTTCACTATATCCATTTAAAAAAAAACGATCAACACATATTAAAAATTTTTTTGTATTTTGGCTCAGCGCTGAGGGGAGGTGAGTAGCGTATGGAGAAAATGGCGACTGGTGTTGCATATGGTGCTTCAGTTGGAAATGCCGGTTACTGGGGTTTTCAATTGCTCGACAAAGTTAGCCCTTCACAATGGGCTGCTATTGGAGTTATCGGAAGTCTGGTTTTTGGGTTTCTCACTTACCTGACAAATTTGTATTTCAAAATTAAAGAAGATCGGCGTAAAGCCGCGAGGGGTGAATAACTATGGCATCCCTGAAAACAAAACTCAGCGCGGCCATGCTGGCGCTTATCGCTGCTGGCGCATCAGCTCCCGTTCTCATGGATCAGTTCCTGAATGAGAAAGAGGGCAATAGCCTCACGTCATACCGCGATGGCGCTGGCATCTGGACGATATGCCGCGGAGCTACCCGGGTAGATGGAAGACCTGTAACACAGGGGATGAAGTTAACCGAAGCCAAATGCGACCAGGTAAATGCCGTCGAGCGCAATAAAGCGCTGGCATGGGTTGATCAGAATGTGCGTGTTTATCTGACACCTCCGCAGAAGGTCGGGATTGCCAGTTTCTGCCCCTATAACATCGGGCCCGGTAAGTGCTTCCCTTCCACTTTCTACCGCAAGCTGAATGCAGGTGACCGTAAAGGCGCCTGCGCTGAAATTCGCAGGTGGATTTTTGATGGCGGAAAAGATTGCCGCGTGCGTTCCAACAATTGTTACGGCCAGGTTTCTCGCCGTGATCAGGAAAGCGCACTGGCATGTTGGGGGATAGATGAATGAGCCGCACAATTGCAGTTTTTGGCGTAGCCATAATTAGCCTGATTCTTATCCTTTGGTGGGGGATGAGTCATTTTCATGAGGCGTATCGGACGGAAAAAAACCGCGCTGATAACGCAGAGCAGCAGGCAAACGCAGCTCAGGCCATTACCTCCAACGTTCTGACCACCATGACCATTTTCAACACCATCGTTGAGGCTAATAAAAATGCAAAAGAGCAGATCGCACTGGACGCATCGGGAGCCTCGGCTGATATCCGGGTTGCTGTTGCGAATGATGATTGCACTAATCGCCCTGTGCCTGCTGGCGCAGTTAAGCGGTTGCAACAATACGCGAACGGTCTACGTCAAAGTGCCGGCGGTCCCGTTACCGGCGAGCCTGATGGCTGACACTCCGCAACCGGAAATCCCTGACAACCTGACGTGGGGGCAGAGCCTGGATTTAAACGTCAGTCTGCTATCAGCGCTGGGGCAGTGTAACCGGGATAAGGCCGACATACGTCGGTCTGAAATATTTAGAGGGAAAAATTAGTCATATCCGGCAGTTATTAAAATGCCATCTTTCTCCCCGTAAGTAGCGTGTCTATAATGCCTTTGCCGATTGGCTACAACATAAGGTGTGACATGAAAAACGGTATTTACTTCGTAACCTTCAGCAGCAATAACCATGATGTTGGACAAGGCACTGTAGTAGTAAAAGACAATGCCATCAACGGTGGTGATTTCGGGTTCACTTACCAAGGCCATATTCAGGGCGATACATTAGATTTGCATGTTTCTCAGCATAATCCTCAGGCGGTGAATGTCATTCAAGGTGTAAATGACTACACGATGGAAATGAGCATTGTAGAAGTGCAGGGGGGTTACCTTTTATCAGGGGCCGTTAAAGGAATTCCTCAAGCTCGGCTTAGGGTAAGTGCAAAATTCATTGGTGAGTTGGTTTAGAGAGTATTCTTTATCCCAAACCCGCTGCGGCGGGTTTTTTTATGGGCATTACAGAGCCACTTCCAGAGGTGGCTCGATAATGTCAAGGCGAGGACAAAATTATGGCAACACCGGACTGGGAGGCCATCGAATCGGCATACCGGGCCGGAGTCCTTAGTCTCCGTGATATAGGTGATAAATACGGCGTTACTGAAGGGGCTATCAGGAAGAGGGCTAAAAAGTTTGATTGGGTACGCAAGGCCAGTACGCAGGTACGCAAAAGTGGTACGCAAAGTGGTACGCAAAAGAGTAAGGCGCGTACCAGCGAAAAGCCTGCCAGCTCTGGCCGTACGCAAAAAAGTACGCAACCAAAAGCCGAACCTCCATCAGATACGAAACCGATACGCGGGGTGCGTACCGATCCGCCGACTAACCCATTTCAACCCGGCAACCAGCAGGCGTTAAAGCATGGTGGTTACGCCCGCCGCCTTCTGCTTAAAGACGAGGTCATTGAAGACGCGAAAGCGTTGACACTCGAAGACGAATTATTTCGCCTTCGGGCTAACAACCTTGTCGCCGCAGAGAATATTGGCCGGTGGTTGACCAAGCTGGAAGATGCTGAAGGGGACCAGGAAAGAAAGGTGCTGATGGAAAATATCAGCGCCGCCGAGAAGGCGATGATGCGCAATACCGTTCGTATTGAGTCCATCGTTGGGACGCTTGCGACGGTAGGCAAAATATTTGCTGATACAGACTATCGCAAGGCTGCTACTGATAAGGTGTCGCTGGAGGCCGATCGTCTTCGCCGTGATGCAGGTATTGATGATGGCAACGGAGAGCGTGACCTCAATGACTTCTACTCTGACATCCAAACCGACGCTGAATCCGGTCCTGCGTAGCTTCTGGACGACGCAGGCGCGTAACAAAGTGCTTTATGGTGGCCGGTCATCGTCAAAATCATGGGATGCCGCTGGTATCGCCATATTTCTGTCGAATAAATACAACCTTCGCTTTTGTTGTGCGCGTCAGATCCAGAACAAAATTGAAGAGTCGGTGTATACCCTGCTCAAAATTCAGATTGACCGCTTTGGCCTGCGGCACCGTTTCCGCATTCTGAACAACAAAATCATTAACCGGGTGACCGGGTCTGAATTCGTGTTTTATGGGCTCTGGCGCAACATTGAAGAGATTAAGTCCCTCGAAGGGATAGACGTTCTCTGGCTCGAAGAGGCCCACGCGCTGACGGAATACCAGTGGAAGATACTGGAGCCTACCATCCGTAAAGAGGGATCAGAGTGCTGGTTTATCTTTAACCCCGGACTGGTGACTGATTTCGTGTGGCGTAACTTTGTGGTCGATCCGCCAGAAGATACGCTGATACGCAAAATCAACTACGATGAAAACCCCTTTTTGTCCGACACCATGCTGAAGGTTATCGAGGCCGCTAAGCGCCGGGATCCGGATGGGTTTAAGCACGTATACGAAGGCGTGCCAGAGTCGGATGATGATGCTGCCATTATCAAGCTGTCATGGATTGAGGCTGCTGTGGACGCCCACAAAGTCCTTAATTTCGAACCGAGCGGGCGTAAGCGCATTGGTTTCGACGTTGCCGATAGCGGCGCCGATAAGTGCGCTAACGTCTATCGCCACGGTTCTGTCGTCTACTGGGCGGATGAGTGGAAGGCGAAAGAAGACGAATTGCTGAAGAGCTGCCAGCGTACGTATCAGGCGGCACTGGAGCGCGATGCTGATATCGTCTACGACTCAATCGGCGTTGGGGCATCAGCTGGCGCTAAATTCTCAGAAATTAATGAGGATCGTAAGCGCGAAAACATGAACGCATCCCGTATCAACTATCAGCGGTTCAATGCTGGCGCTGGTGTGAATGAGCCGGACTACGAATATATTGGCATCCCGAACAAGGATTTTTTCGCCAACCTCAAAGCACAAGCCTGGTGGCTGGTAGCGGATCGTTTCCGTAATACCTTCAACGCGGTTAAGAACGGTGAGCAGTACCAGGTAGATGAGCTGATAAGCATCGACTCGTCCTGCCCGCTGCTGGAAAAGCTCAAGCTGGAACTTACCACCCCACACCGTGATTTTGACAAAAACGGGCGTGTGATGGTGGAAAGCAAAAAAGACCTTGCCAAGCGTGATGTGCCATCGCCGAACGTTGCCGACGCTTTTATCATGGCGTTCGCTCCTACTGATACGGCAATGGATATCTGGGAAGCGCTGGGAAACAGCTAAATACCCGGAAATAAGCGTTTCACGAAAAATTACAGCTATTCATTTTTTTACCCTGTTTATGCATGTTTTATTCACGCGCGTTTAGCCACTTATCCCGGATAAATAAGCCTTTGGCGGACATTTCATCATGGGAGGGATCCGGCTGGTGCGGGTAACAGTCATTATGTTAAATCGGGTCGTTTTTTAACAAATTATCCTATCCGCCACGAGTACCGAAAAAGCCGGAGAATAGTCACCATGGCGAAGAAAACAGGACGAGTCGCCACGGCGGATTCGTACGATAACTTTGTTGCCCGTGTCGGTATGCAGCAGCCTAACCAGCATGCCGCATCGACCTACAGGGCGAACTATACCAGCCGCAACCGCCTGCTCATTGAGTGGGCTTATCGTTCCTCCTGGATTATTGGCGCCGCAGTCGATTCGAAAGCGGACGATATGACCAAAAAGGGCGTGCGGATCACCAGTGAGATAGACCCGAAACGCCGTGGCATTCTGGAATCGCGGTTCGATGAGCTTCAGCTTTGGGATTGCATCAACGAGACGCTGAAATGGTCCCGGCTGTATGGCGGGGCGGTGGCGCTGATTCTGATTGAAGGTCAGGCACCGCTGACGCCACTGGTGCTGGATAAGGTTGGCAAGGGCAGCTTTAAAGGTCTGGCTGTACTTGACCGCTGGATGATTAACCCACAGCTCACCAGGCGCATTAAAGCGCTTGGCCCTAACCTCGGCAAGCCTGAATTCTATGAAATCGTGACAACGGCGCAGGGGCTTCCTCCTTGGACTGTTCACCACAGCCGCCTGATCCGCATGGATGGTGTGAAACTGCCGTATCAGCAGAAAATCACCGAAAACGAATGGGGGATGTCCATTGTCGAGCGCATCTTCGATCGTCTGACTTCCTACGATAGCACCAGCGTCGGCGCCGCCCAGCTTGCCTACAAGGCACATTTGCGAACGGCAAAGATTAAAAAGCTGCGTGAAATTATCGCCATGGGCGGTAAGCCGTTTGAAGCGCTTATCAAAAATATGGAAATGGTCCGCCAGTACCAGACAAACGAGGGTATATCCCTGTTTGATTCGGAGGATGCATTTGAAACGCACGCTTATTCTTTCGCAGGGCTGTCTGACCTGCTTAGCGAGTTTAAAGAGGATATCGCGGGTGCTGTTGGCATTCCTCTTGTCCGCTTGTTCCGCCAGTCACCGAAAGGTTTTTCAACCGGTGACGCTGACCTCGCGAACTATTACGACGACGTGGGAACGCTTCAGGAGCGAGATTTACGGCCTCACATCCGCCTGTTATTCGATGTGCTGCATCGCTCAGAGTTTGGCGATCCGTTGCCGCAAGATTTCACCTTTGAGTTTAACCCCCTGTGGCAGATGAGCGACACCGATCGCTCTACGGTGGCGACCAACACGACTACCGCTCTGGCAACCGCGGTGCGTGATTTGGGAATGTCCCCGGCTGCTGCGCTGACCGATTTGCGCGAACTGTCTGACGTTACCGGCATCGGTGCTTCAATTAGCGATGAGGATATCCAGAATGCGGCGAAACAGTGGCAGGAGACTGAATCTGAAACCAGCCCTCCGCCGCCGATCGGAGGTCCAGTATCAGAAAAGCCTACTGGCGATAGTCGACCAGATAAACCAAATCGTAACGGGTTCATACGATGGTTCACAGGCAAGCGCTGAGAGCATTGCTAAATCGCTTGTTGACTACTCCGGGGTGATCGACGACTGGGCCGAAATGGTCGGTCGAAAGATGTTTGCCCAGGTGGAGCGTGAAGAGTGGAATCAGTGGCGTTCTGTTTCGGAAGAAATATCTGCTGGTCTGCGTGACGTGATTGGTAACACTCCTGTCGGCATGGTCGCACAGGACATCGTTTACCGACAGATTCGCTACATGAAGTCTCTGCCATTAGAGGCGGCCGGACGAGTCAGGGAAATTCAGGAGCGTGCGATACAGGCTGTCATTCATGGTGAGCGCCCCGATCAGCTTTACGAGATGATCATGCAATCCGGTGACGTGGCGGCCAGCAGGGCGCGGATGATAGCCCGCACTGAGATAGGCCGCGCCACTACCGCATTAACTCAGGCTCGGGCACTGTCCGTTGGTTCTGAGGGGTACTGGTGGCGCATCAAGGGGGCGGGTACCAGGCCATCGCACCGAGGAATGAAAGATAAATTTGTGCGCTGGGATAACCCGCCAACGCTAGACGGTATGACCGGCCACGCCGGATGCCTGCCGAACTGCGATTGCTGGCCAGAAGTGCAGATCCCTGAGTTTAGAAAATAATGCATAATGCATTAGTAACAACTCGATAGGGATAGCAAATGAAGCAAAACATACATAAGCTTAACGGGTTAGAATTCACCCATGAACGCGATTATATCAACGGGCAATGGGTATATTCTTGGTATTTTAGACCCCTAGAGCAATCTGAATGGTGCCCATTCTCGCTGCCAACGGGGAAAACAAGAAAATCTGATATTGAGAATTTCTTAAAAAATTGTGAAGAAGCTACCAAGTTCTATTTAGAGTGGTTAAGAAATGCCTCTGATGTGGAAGGTGCTGAACGCTATTTATTATCCGCAAAACAAGCTTGGGAAAGGATATCTAGCCCGGACTGGGGAGGGCGTGGAAATAATCCAAACAAGGATGCCAGGAGAGTGCAACAAGCAAGAGAAACTCTCGAATCGGCAAAAGTAAAGCTTAAGAAAGCCAAGATATTACGAGAAAGATTAAATAGTAACTAACAACGAGGCCGCTATTCAGCGGCCTTTTCTTTGCCCGCCATTCAGCAGGTAACCCATGAAATATTTCTTTAAAACCCGCCTGGGTAATACTCGCTTTCAACTTGCTGATGGGTCAGTCCTGTTTAAGGACGTCCCGATCGCAAGGACTGGTGAGCAGGAGTACGACACCACAGAGCGGCCTGAGCTTGTCCCAAACGACAGAGGGAAAGTCATCGTACGCCGGATGCCAGAAGAGGTGTTCAGCGAGCGAGCCATGGCGTCATTCGAAGGCATGGCAGTCACTATCGGCCATCCGCGAGATTTTGACGGGCAGATCATCTTTGTTACCCCTGATAACTGGCGACAGTTGGCTCACGGGCACATCCAGAACGTACGACGTGGCACGGACGATAAAACCGATCTGCTGCTGGCTGATGTCATCGTTAAAACCCCGGAAGCCCTGCAGGCCATTGATGATGGTGATGACGAGGTCAGTTGCGGGTACGACGCCGATTACGAACAAATTTCACCTGGTCTCGCAAAGCAATCTGCGATTACCGCTAACCATCTGGCCCTTGTCCCTAACGGGCGGGCCGGTTTCCGTTGTGCAATAGGGGATTCTATGCCAAGCACTACTAAAAACTGGTTTACCCGGCTCCTGAAGGCCCGTAAAACCGGGGACGCTGCCGAAATGGCAAGTCTCATTGATAACCCGCCTGATGATGTCACGGGCGATAACGATGTATCGACCTCTATGACACCCGGCGGCGTAGTCATTAACCTTGCGCCGCAAAATCCGCTTCCCGGCCCGGCATTGCCTGGTACCGGCGATGGTGAGGAAGAAATTCCTGCATGGGGTAAGGCGCTGATTGAGGCGGTTGCCAAGCTTACGCCTGCGGCAACCGCTCCTGGCACCGGCGATGCCGAGGACGAAGAGGAGAAAAAGGAAGAAGAGGGTAAAGTTACCGGCGACGCCGCTTACCGTGCCGATCTGATTCAGCCAGGCATCCAGTTGCCAGAGAAGGCGAAGCCGACAGCATTCAAGCGTCAGGTGCTCGCCTCTGCAGATCAATCTCTGGTGCGCTCTATTGTCGGTGATGCCGATATCAGCAAGCTGAAAAAAGCCACGGTAGATATGGCTTTCACGGCTGTTTCTGAGCTGGCGAAAAACCGCAACACCAAAACCGTCGACAGCCTGCAAACGCAGACTGCCACCACTGTTAAAACCATTGCCGGTATGAATCAGGCCGCGCAGGAATTCTGGTCTAAACGAGGCTAACCAATGGGTAATACATTTCTTTACCGGATGCCTGCGGGCATCGCCGGGGCAATTTCTCGTCCGCAGGATCTGACGGTTGAACCTCAACTGCTGGACTCCTCCAACCTTTTCCCCGCTTACGGCCTTGGCGGCAAGATTTCCTCCGGGAAATTTGTGCCAATCGCTGCGAGCGACGAAGCGTCGGTGCTGGTGGGCATTTACGTTCGTCCGTATCCGACCGCCAGCCAGCCGGATAAAGTCCAGCAGGTAGGCAGCGGTAAAAACTTCACCGGCGATTGCCTGGTACGTGGCTACGTCACGGTAAACATCGGCGCGGATGCATCCAGCGTCGCGCTGCATGGACCGGTTTATATGCGAGTGGCCACACCATCCGCCTCAAGCCCTCTCGGCGCGTTCCTTGCCGCCGCTGATGGCTCGAATACCGTCCAGATCACTAACGCTTACTTCAATGGCCCTGGCGATACCAGCGGCAACATTGAGCTGGCCTTCAATATTTAAGGAAATCGCAAATGCCAATGACATTTGATCAGGCGACAGTCGACGGCACTGGTGCCTTTCTTGTCCATGAGCTGGAGCGTCTCGATCAGACACTGAATCTGCCGCTGGTGAATTTTACCTGGTCGCGCGATATCCAGTTGCGTGAAGACGTGTCTATTGCTGACGAGATCAGCTCGTTCACTAACACCACTTTTGCTGCTGCCGGTACGCCGAATGCCAACGGCAAAAACTGGCTTAGCAAAGCCGCGACCGCGATGGCTGGACTTAACGTCGACATCGCAAAAACTGGCTTCCCGCTTACCCTGTGGGGTATGGAGCTGGGCTGGACCGTTCCAGAATTGCAGGCAGCTGCGCAGGTTGGTCGCCCGATCGACACGCAGAAGTACGACGGTATGCAGCTGAAATGGAACATGGACACGGACGAGCAGGTTTATATCGGCGATTCCGGTCTGGCGGTAAAAGGCCTGCTGAACCTGACGCAGGTAACACCGACCAACGCCGCGAAGACCTGGGCGACCTCCACCGCTGACGAAATCCGGGCGAGCATTAATGCCGGGTTGAGTGCTGCGTGGGCCAACTCAGCTTACTCCATGGTACCGACGGACCTGCTGATCCCGCCGGAGCAGTTCTCTCTGCTGGCAAGCACCATCGTATCCAGCGCTGGTAACCAGTCCCTGCTGACCTATCTGGAAACCAACACCATAGCATACCACCAGAACGGGCGTCCTCTGAACATCCGTCCGGTGAAATGGGCGAAAGGTCGTGGCGTGTCGAACTCTGATCGCATGATGTTCTACACCAACGACAAGAAATACGTTCGCTTCCCGATGGTTCCTCTGATGAGCGTGCCGATCCAGTATCGCGGCCTGTATCAGCTCGTAACCTATTACGGCAAGCTGGGTGCAGTAGAGCCGGTTTATCCGGAAACTCTGGCCTACGTCGACGGCATCTAACCTGCGGCGGCCCGAAAGGGCCGCTCATGAGGACTTGCAATGAAAAAGATTTACGTACTCTCCCCGTTTAACTTCAACGACGGCAAAGAGCAAAAGCATTTCCCGGTTGGCTTCCACGACGTCGATGACACGGTTGCTGATCACTGGTTCGTAAAAGCGCACTGTTCTCCGGATGGCGAAGCGCCAGCGGTCGCAGAAGACCCGCGCATTGCTGAGCTGGAAGCAAAAATCGCTGAGAGAGATGCGCGTATTGCTGAACTCGAAGCGCAATTGCCGGAGACTACCAATAATGGCAAGAAATCAAAGTCTGCCGACGCCTGAGCAGTTCAGGGCAACCTTTCCGCAGTTCGCTGACGAAACAAAGTACCCCACGCCAATGATCCAGGCTCGACTGAATTTTGCTGATGCCCTGCTGAGTGAGTCGCGCTTTGGTGTGGATATCTTTCCCTACATCGTCGGGCTCTATGTTGCGCACTACATGTACCTTTACGCCGCCGATATGCGTGGTGTAGCTGTGGGTACTGCTGGTGGCGTAAATAGCGGCATACTAACCGCGAAATCAGTGGATAAGGTTTCAGCCAGTTATGACGCAAGCGCAACCCTGGACCCTAATGCCGGTTTCTGGAACAACTCCCGGTACGGATCGGAGTTCTGGGAATACCTGATGATGTTTGGTGCCGGAGCGGTTCAACTGGGGGCGCCGGAATGAAAAGCGGGCTCACAATCCGGGAAGACAATTACAGTGTCGTTCTGGATGCGCTGAAACAGCTGTCAGGCACTGATGTGCTGGTTGGTATCCCGGCAGGCCCTCCGCGCGATGATACGCCGCTGAGCAACGCTGAGCTGGGGTATCTCCAGTCCACCGGGGCAACCGTAGAGATAGACGGTGAGACCGTTACTCTGCCGCCAAGGCCATTTCTGGACATGGGCATTGAGGATTCCCGGGATAAAACGACCGAGCGTTTAAAGCTGGCCGCTCAGTCTGCGCTTGAAGGTAAGGCAGATGTGGCGTCGATGCATCTTGAAGCCGCAGGCCAGATTGCGCGTGATGCCTCAAAGGCTGTCATTGAGGCAGGCGATCGTCTGACCCCACTATCTGAAAAGACCATCAAGAAGCGCAGAGAAATGAAGCCTCCCATCCCAGGCGATAAGCCGCTGCGTGCCCGCGGATTCCTTTTCAGAGCGATTCAGTATGTCGTGAGGAAAAAATAATGCCGTTTCTCGATGTGACTGATGTTCTGCTTGATCCGGACTTTGTCGACCTGTCTCTGGTGTGTTATCGGCAGGTGCAGACGGTGGACGAAGATAATTTTCCGACCAATACCGCGCAGGCTATTCCGTTCTCTGGTGTCGTAACCGTCGACCGCTCGCTTGAGGCTAAGCGAATGGCTGCCGGACAAAACATCAATGGCGCCATCCTCATTGTTACCCAGTTCAGGCTGACGCAGGGGATGCCTGCCAGTGATTCAACGCCAGAACTCGACGCTGATATCGTTTTATACAGCGGCAGACGGTACCGCGTGACCTTTGTCGATCCGTACACCCGATACGGTGCCGGGTTTGTGCAGGCACATTGCGAGCTGCTGGAGTTTAACGGAGGGATCCCCGTTGAGTAATGACAGCACAGAGCCTGGGTATCTAACACCCGTCGGGGGTGCTCCTGATTACGATAAGGAGCTGGAAAAGCAACTGAGTCGCTGGGTAAGAGGCGTGACAGGGATTGCGGTTAACCTGGTATTGCCCCGGTTTACCGATCCCCAGTCCAAAATACCGCCGAACGGTGAGACGTGGTGCGGGTTTAACTTTTCCACGCTCTCACGACCCGGTACACCTGCAAATGTCCAGGTAAGCGAAGAGCAAAGCGAGCAATGGTCATGGGAGAGCATCCAGGTGCTTTTCTGTTTCTATGGTCCCGGCGGTTCCGGGATGGCCACGCGGTTTCGCGACGGAATGTTTGTAGATCAAAACGCAGATACGTTGCGACGAATCTCAGGTTTGTCGCTGGTGAGCGCTGATGATATACGAAACCTCCCCGAATTGATCAACAACCAGTGGGTGCGCCGGTATGACCTTGCCGTGACCCTTTCCCGCAAAAACACCCGTACCTACAACGTTAAATCTGTCGTTGACCCTAACGTCACGATAGTTACCGGAGACTAACATGGAAAAAGGGCTTCCCCTTAACCGTATCGCTAACGTGACGGTGACGCTTTCTGCTCGGGCCGCGCAGGGGCGCAATTTTGGCTCAATGCTCATCCTGGGCGACTCAACTGTTATTCCGATTTCTGAGCGGTTGCGCCTTTACTCCAGCGCTGATGATATCGGCGATGACTTTGGTGTAGACAGCCAGGAATATGCAGCGGCTGTTATCTGGTTCTCCCAGCAACCGCAGCCGACTCTTGTGTATGTCGGTCGCTGGGCAAAAACGCTGGCCACTGGCGAAACAGGCAGCGCAGAAAGCCTCCTGCAGGCGGTTAACGCTTTGCTGGACTGGAATTCATGGTATGGCCTTCATCTTGCCGTGCCGGTAGCGGATTATCCTTCCGACACCGACATTATCAGTGTGGCGGCGGCTATCGAAGCCGCGAGTGTATCCCGCATCTTTGGCGTTACCTCGGCAGATTCAACGATTCTTGACTCGGCTACCTCGACGGATCTGGCTTCCAAGCTGAAAGCAGCGAAATACAGCCGTACCTTTATCCAGTATTCGACCAGCAGTCGCTATGCTGCGCTGTCCTCGTTTGCGCGTGCGTTCACTGTTGACTTCACCGGAAGCAACACGACGATCACCCTCAAGTTTAAACAGCTGCCGGGCGTTACCTACGAAACCCTTGGTACCTCGCAGGCTAACAACCTGGAGGCGAAAAACTGCAACGTTTACGTGTACTACGAAAACGATACAGCGATTCTTGAACAAGGCGTTATGGCAAACGGCGATTTCTTCGACGAGCGCCATGGCCTCGACTGGTTGCAGAACGCCGTACAGACGGCTGACTACAACACGCTCTATACGAGCACAACCAAAATCCCCCAGACCGACGCCGGTACCACAACCCGTATCGCCAACATTGAGCTGGTGCTCGATAAGGCTGTGCAAAACGGTCTCTTTGCGCCGGGTAAATGGACTGGTGGCCCGATTGGCCAGCTCAATACCGGTGACATGCTGACGAAGGGCTATTACACCTGGGCAGAAAACGTTGATGACCAGCTTCAGGTCGATCGCGAAGCGCGGAAAGGTGTGCCAATTCAGGTTGCCGGGAAACTGGCCGGAGCCGTTCATTACGGCACCGTCGCAATCACGGTCGTGCGCTAAGGAGCCATAGATGTCTACGTATTCGTTTCTTGATGTTTCGGCCTCTCTCGCAGGGCCTACCGGGTTAGTTGAGCTTGGCTACGGCTCAGCGAACGCCGAAGAGGGCATTACTGTCACAATGACAGAGGCCAAAAACACCATGACCATCGGCGCCGATGGCGAGGTGATGCACAGCCTGCACGCCGGAAAGAGCGGCACTATCACGGTAACTTTGCTGAAAACCTCCCCGGTAAACAAAAAGCTCTCGCTGATGTACAACGCACAGAGCCTGTCCTCGGCGACGTGGGGCAATAACGTCATCGTCATTCGCAACAAAGTATCAGGTGATACCACTACAGCGCGTTCTTGTGCTTTCCAGAAGCAACCCGATCACGCTAACGCCAAAGTCGGCAATACGGTTTCCTGGGTCTTTGACTGCGGCAAGATTGATCAGCTGCTTGGGGAGTTTTAACAGATGGAATTTGAAATCAAAGGCGTTAAATACCGCACCGCAAAGCTCGATGTTTTCCAGCAGTTGAAGGTTAGCCGCAAACTGCTGCCGGTGCTGGCCGGGCTGGTTTCTGACTTTGGCACGCTGAAATCCATGATGGTCAGAGACAGCGAGGGAAAGCTGGTTTTCGGTGAGAAAAGGGCGTTCGACGCTCTGGATATCGTTTTGCCGAAGATTGCCGATACCCTGGCAGCTCTGCCCGAAGAGGACGTTAACGCGGTGATTCATCCGTGTCTGGGCGTTGTTATGCGCCAGCATGAAAAAGGGTGGGTGAAAATTTTCGATCAGGGCGCGCTGATGTTCGACGATATCGACCTGTTCACGATGCTGCAGCTGGTGGCGCGGGTGGTCGCCGACAGCCTGGGAAATTTTTTGAAAGAACTCCCCGGCAGCGGGACGCCTACCCAGCCATAGGTCCTGTCCTGGAATCCATGCCAGAAGGCGAGGATTTCCTGATGCGCCCGGTGGATGCCGGGCTTATCCCCTACACCGCCCTGAAAGATGGATCAGTCGATCTGGCTGATATTGCCCGTATGAATGACTGGCTGGACCTGAAAGCCGATAACGAAAACCGCATAGCGAAATGGAGAGAGGCTAATGAACGCTGAAACGCTCAAGGACTTTCTGATCTCGCTTGGGTTCAAAGTTGATGAGGCTGGCGCCAGAAAATTCGATGCCGTCGTTGCCGGGACAACGCTTAAAGCGATTGAGTTGGGCGTCAAAGTTGAGGCGGCGGCTCTTTCCGTCGTTGCATTCACCGCGAAAATTGCCAGCGGTCTCGACGACCTGTACTGGGCCTCTCAGCGCACAGGGGCGACGGTAGAGGGCATTAAGCAGATTGGGTATGCGGTTAGTCAGGTTGGCGGCAGTGTCGACGGGGCCCGCGGCTCTCTCGAAAATCTTGCCCGGTTCATGCGTAACAATCCCGGCGCTGAGGGTTTCCTGAACCGGCTTGGGGTTCAAACGCGTGATGCCAGCGGCAACATGCGGGATATGGCGACGATCTTTACCGGCGTCGGCCAGCGTCTTAGCAGCATGCCGTATTACCGCGCGAACCAGTACGCTCAGATGCTGGGTCTGGATGAAAACACCCTGATGGCAATGCGTCGCGGTATCGGCCAGTTTAGTGGCGAATACACCGCGATGGCGAAGGCGATCGGCTATAACGCCGATGTGGCCGCCGTCAGCTCCAATAAATTCATGACCTCGCTGCGCTCCTTCGGCCTTATGGCTGGCATGGCGCGGGATAAAATAGGCTCCAGCCTCGCTGATGGCCTTGCTGGCTCTCTGGACAGGCTGCGTCGACAAATTCTGGAAAACTTCCCGAAAATTGAAGGCGCGATAACCAGCACCGTCAAAGGGATTCTCTGGGCTGGTGAGATGGTAGGCAGGATAATTTACCGTCTTATTCAGGCTGCTAGCGATATCCGGGCCTGGTGGATTGGGCTGGATAGTGACACACAAAAGCTTATTCAGACGCTTGGTGGCTTGCTTGTTGCCTGGCGATTGCTGAACGCAGCAATGCTTGCCTCTCCCGTCTCGTGGGTTTTGGCACTAGCTGCGGCTATCCTTTTGCTCTACGACGATTACAGGACGTGGAAAGAGGGCGGAAAAAGCCTCATCGACTGGAAGCAGTGGGAGCCTGCAATTGAAAAAGCCAAAGCGGCGATTCTATGGCTTCGCGACAAACTGCTCGGACTGAAGGACGATGTTGGAGGCTGGCAGAACGCTTTTGAAGTGCTGGCAACGTTCGTCGCTGGAAGCTGGGCAGCAAGAATGCTGCTTGGTATTGCCAAAGTCGGTCGTGGGTTTAGCCCAATTCTTGCCGCAATGGCTGCTATCAGCGCCTGGGATAAAATTGGCCAAATCCAGGAAGAGGCAAAGCGAGAAGGAAAAGACGTAGGTCAATACCTGGTCGATCGCATGAACCAGAAGCAGGGTAGTACTGATGGTCTTCTGGGAGGTGCTAACCAGGCGCTTAATCGCCTCTATTCATGGTGGGACAGCATTACCGATACCGGCGGCGCGACCAATGCTTATGATGCTTATGGGACAGTAAAACGCCCACAGGCAACTAAGGCAGGCGCTCAGCTGCTGGGTTGGATGGTACCCATAATGGGTAAGCTGGAAGCGATGTATAACCTCCCGGCAGGACTGCTCCGCAGCGTCGCTCTGACAGAGTCGGGTGGAAATCAGTTTGCTATTTCAGGCGCTGGAGCCCAGGGGTTATTCCAGTTTATGCCGGGTACAGCTCGTGATATGGGCTTACGCGGCAATGACGTGTTTGACCCTGTAAAATCAGCGGAAGCGGCAGCACGGTATCTCTCTATGCTCCTGCAAAAGAATGGAGGGGACCTGAACAAAGCTCTGGCCTCCTATAACTGGGGGATTGGTAACGTGCAGAAGTACGGCATGGCGCTGATGCCGCAGGAAACCAGGCAATATATCCCGAAGGTATTGAGCAATATGCCGGGAGCTGGCGCGACATTGAACCAGAATACCGTTATCAACATTTCTGGTGTCAGCGATCCGAGAGAGGCGGGGAAAATCGTCTCTGAAAGCCAGGGCAACGTTAATGCACGCGCTACCCAGCAACTAACCCGGGGGCCGAGCTGATGGATATTCTTTCAACCCTTTTCCAGCAGCGGAGCCGCCGTATTGGTCTGATGATACCCGATGTGGTGGTTTCAGAGCGTCATAGCGATGCTCTGGAGGTGACAGAACATCCTGTTGAAAGGCCGACAAGCGCAGGCACAGGGTTCATTGCAGATCATGCGTATCGGCGCCCGTCAGAAGTCGTTATGGAGATAGGCTTTGCTGGTGGTGGTTCCTTGCTGGATTTTTATGATACAGCAGGTATCGGGCTGTCTACGCCCCTTAATAACATGGGGCCTAAGGAAGTCTATGCTGAGCTGCTTAAAATGCAGCAGGAAAGGCAGTTGCTTGATGTGACCACCGGGAAACGTCTTTATACCAATATGGTGATCCGCTCTCTGGATGTGACGACCGAACGTACCAGCGAAAACGTACTGATGGCGACAGTTACGCTCAGGGAAATAATCACGAGCCAGACGCAGACAGTCAGCGTGGCAGCGAAGGAAAACATGAAAGAGGGGGTGAATACGTCAGCGGTGCAAAACTCAGGGGTAAAGACGCCGACTCCGAAAGATGAGTCGCTACTAAGCCGATTTGTCGGTTTCATCTCGGGAGGTTAAATGGCTGTTTCAGAAATCCCTCTATCACCAGAAAACCAGCGATTCTCCATATCTGTGGCAGGTCAAAGTCTGCAAATGGCTGTCACCTGGCGTGCTGCTTTCTGGTGTCTGGATATCATGGACAGTACCGGGGCCGACCTGATAAAAGGCATTCCTCTTATCACCGGCGCCAACCTGCTGGCGCAGTATCGCTATCTCGGGCTTGGCTTTTCGCTCTATGTCAATTGCGACGACCCGGCAAATGATAATCCAACCCAAACCGACCTCGGCATTAAAAGCCATCTCTACGCAGTAACGGAGTGATTATGTCTCAGAACTGGATGCGGCACTTTGAGCTGCAGCTTATTGACGATAAGGGTGATGGGATTTCGCTGTCGGATTTTAAGGTGACGTTTAATATCCAGAAGATGCCCGCGACTATCTTTAACGGGTTCGTGGGTAACTTCAAAATCTACAATCTGTCGCTGGAGACTCAAAACCGGATCATGGGTAAAGAGTTTACTCGTGTAAGGGCTATTGCCGGGTATAACGGCACCGCAGACAGCAGTGGCAACTATCCTGATAAAAATGTGGGGATCATCTTTAACGGTGATATTCGCTTTACCGTTACCGGAAAAGATAACGTCACCGATAGTTGGGTGCTCATCCAGTGTATTGATGGCTGGGAGGGACATCTCAACGCCAGCGTGAAAACGACAGTGTCGGCAGGCTGGAAACATGCCGACCTGTTTGATCTAGGCATGCAATCACTACGGCCGTACGGCATATCCGAAGGGAGTAGACCGGATTTTGGTTCAACGGTCTTCCCGCGCGGGCGGGTTATTTATCAGAATACCGGCCGCCTGATGTACAGCCTTGCAGGGCAGTGCAAGGCTAACTGGTGGTACGAAAACAACCAGGTGCATATTGTTCCTGATGATAAGTACATACAGGAAGCGATTGTGCTGAACGCCAATACCGGCCTGATCGGTATGCCTCAGCAGACGATGGGCGCCGGGGTAAATGTGCGCTGTCTGATAAACCCGAATATTAAGCTTGGGGGGCTTATCAGGCTGGATCAGGCCTCTGTATATCGCCAGGCTCTCGGTAATGATCAGGTTGGTCAGTCACCAGGTCTATTAGGCGAAAGTACCACAGACGGTAACATCTATGTCGATGGGCTTCCCGGGTCGCAGCTGGCGGCAATCAATACCGACGGTGATTACATTGTCGGCAGCATTGACTATACTGGCGATACTCGCGGGCAGGCGTGGTATATGGACCTGCTGTGTCTGGCGAAAGGGGCTGCTGAGCTGCAGTCTCAAAGCACAATAAACAAGGGAATCATCACTTAATGAGTCGAGCACTTTTTGCCGCTATCTTCTTTTTGGTTCCTGGGATGCTATATGCCGCAGATGAACCACTAATGACCTGTGGACCTTTTGCCATTTCCTCCAGTTCTGATGGTTTTGCTCACATTAACGGTCAGCGACCTGAGACCCAGAAATTCACTTTCTTGGGCGAAAAGGGTGATTACTCAAAAGTTAAGTATCAATGGATGCTTCCCGACGCCAATACAGGCCATTGGCTCGGTCTCGATTACGTTAAGCGCAATGGTAAAGCCATTCTCAACGTCGAAGTGATCCGCAAGAACATGGACGAGCCCAGAGAGTTCTGGACGTACGACTGCCAGAAGGTGAAGTGAACTTACATTGCGCTTACTTCATCGCAGAACCACATTGAAAGCACCTATGAACAAAAACCCAGGTTGTCGGCTAAGATTAGTAATGTTAGATTCCTCAGTCTCGGGGGACGACAATGACGCCAGTTTTACAAAAACAACTAGATGATCTGCTTGCAGTTCTCACGCAACACATTGATTCGGGTGTTAATTTAGACCCTTTCACCTTGCGTGGCATAGTAGAGAAAGCTGAAAAAATACCTGATGAAGCCATAAAGTTAATGACCCTTGGTCTTGCTTATGGCGCAGCAGGAAAACACACTGAGGCGACTGATTTTTTTAAAGAAGCAGTCAAGCATGGTGGTAGCGACATTGCCGCAAGAAATTATCTATCATATCTGAGTCACACTGGGCAGTACGTCCAGTACAGGGAAGAAGCTGTAAGGTTAGCAAGAATCTTTACAAGTTTTCCGTTGTACATTCGAGCAAGAAATGCAGCTTATGCAGATGGCGATGGTGAGCTATCCTTGTTTTTTGCCAGAAGTGCTTTTTCCATGATGGGTGATGACCAAAGGCGAGAATCTATGGAAAGAGATGTAAAGAAAAAAGATGCAGAGCTGAATCTTTTCATAGAAACAACAGCTTTGGAAACAGCCCAGATAACGGCCCTCACTCGCGAGGTTGTTGATGTTGCCAGACAGTTTAAAGTACTAGCTGTATCGCATGATTATTACTCTAATTCCGATGGTGATGCTGCTATTATCTGTGACATCCTTTGCCTTGACGAGGATGTGATTTCAGATATGGATCTGGAGATTGCAACCAGACTGGCAATGAACGATATATTCGCTGATAAAAATATTACAGCATGGTTTCGTGGGCGTGATAAATCAGAGGTGCCAGCAACAGTATGAGCATACATGGGCGGGATTTTTTAACGGCATCAAAAAGTTGCGTTGATTCTCAATGTGAGTCTGGATATAGGAGTGCTATATCAAGATCTTACTACGCTCTTTATCACGAAATATGTGCGACACTGAGAATGTGTCCTCCAACAACCCATGAAGGAGTTGTTTTATACCTCACGACTGATGCTAGAAGAAAAGATGAGCCCTACGAGTTCATGTCGTTAGTTCAGTTAGGTGCGGTGCTAAAGCAGCAAAAAGCTAAAAGGAAAATGGCTGATTATGAGTTATCGCAATCAATCACTGAGCTTGAAGCGAAAGCATCCATTTCTGTCGTGGATAAAATGATAACAAAAATCGACACCATGCGCTCTAATGCTGCTTAGTTAACTACACAATAAATACAATCGAACCCGCCAAATGGCGGGTTTTTTTATTCCCTGGAGAATACCGGATGCCCGTAGCACTAAGCTCCCAACTCGGTAGTAAAGAGCAGGCCGACGCACAGCTGGTACAGGCGATCATGTCTGCAATTCGCGTCTCCATGCCTGGCATCATTCAGTCGTTTGATCCGGATGCTGTCACCGCTGTTGTTCAGCCAGCCATTAAAGGCGCAGAGAAGGACGAATCCGGCGCCGAGGTATCGGTAAACCTCCCACTGCTGGTAGACGTTCCTGTCGTTTTCCCTCGTGGTGGTGGCTGCACGCTGACTTTTCCTGTTGAGGCTGGGGATGAATGCCTTGTTATCTTTGCAGACCGCTGTATTGATTTCTGGTGGCAAAGCGGAGGTATTCAGGAGCCAGTAGACGAGCGCATGCATGATTTATCCGATGCCTTCTGCATTGTCGGCCCGCAGTCTCAGGCGAAGAAAATCGGCGGTATCAGCACCAATGCGGTAGAGCTGCGCAGTGATGACGGGGAAACAAAGTTGAGCCTCAATCCTGCCAGTGGAGCTATCAACGGCACGGCGCCGGGAGGTTTTAACCTGAACGGGCTTAAAATTCTTTCGGACGGCCGCCTGCAGCTGGTGGATGGCTCAATCGTTGATAAGCATACGCATGGTGGTGTTGAGCCTGGTGGCAGCAGTACAGCACCACTCGGAGGATGATATGCGATACCGTCGAGAAGATGACGATGGGGATTATACCTTCGGTCAGGGCGATGATACGTGGCTGGTTAACTCCCCCGAGGCTGTCGCGCAGGCCATAAAAACGCGCTTTCTGCTTTGGTACGGGCAGTGGTTCCTCGATACCACAGAAGGTACGCCCTGGATTCAGTCCGTTCTGGGTAAGCAAAAACCGGATACCTACAACCTCGCTATCCGTAAGCGGATCCTCGAAACGCAGGGGGTTAGCTCAATTACTGCATTTAATACCACCGTTGACGGCACCACGCGCCGTGTAACGTTCACAGCGACGGTGGAAACCATCTACGGGACAACCACAGTAACTTCGGAGGCGTAATGTCTTTGGACCTCGACACACTCGGCTTATCGGCAACGGTAACCGCTGAGGGGATAAGTGCGCCCGACTATCAGACCGTTCTGGACACCATCACCGGCTATTTTCAGCAGATTTATGGCAGTGATGCCTATCTCGACCCGGACAGCAAAGACGGCCAGATGGTCGCTCTGGTGGCTCTGGCCATTCACGATGCCAACAACACGGCCATTTCTGTTTACCGGTCATTTTCTCCGTCGACGGCGCTGGACGATGCATTAACCAGTAACGTCAAAATTAACGGCATCGCTCGCCGGGCTGCGACAAACTCTACGGTCGATGAGCTGATCGAAGGTGAGGCCGGAACGTTAATCACAAACGGCTCTGTGAAAGATGCCAACGGCATCATCTGGAATCTTCCTGCTCAGGTGACAATTGGTATTGATGGGACGGTTATTGCTACTGCGACGTGTTCTGTTGCTGGTGCTGTGGCGGCCACTGCCGGGTCAGTTAATAAGATAAACACTCCGACACGTGGCTGGGTATCAGTAACTAACCCGCAAGCGGCCACCGTTGGTGTTGCTGCCGAAACAAATGCTGAATTGCGTGTCCGGCAATCACAGAGCGTTGCTTTACCGTCTCTGACGCCGTTTGAGGCGGTAGATGGTGCGATAGCAAATATCAGCGGCGTAACGCGACACAAGCTGTATGAGAACGATACAGATACCACTGATACAAATGGCCTGCCTCCGCACTCAATCGCGGCCATTGTCGAAGGTGGTGATGCGGCGGTCATTGCAAACAGCATTCGTGGTGTGAAAGGGCAGGGCGTAACACCCTACGGTAGTACGGTGATTGTTGTGCCTGATAAGTACGGAAACCCTCACCCGGTAGGTTTTTCAAGGCCGGTCGATGTACCCATTTACGTCAAAATCACTATCGAACCCCTTACGGGCTACACATCCCAGGTTGGCGAAGAGATAAAGGCGGCTGTATCTGCCTACATTAACTCTCTGGCAATCGGCGCCAGCGTTCTTCTCAGTCGCGTTTACTCACCGGCTAACCTGGGCGTCGTTAGTGGAGGCAATGCCCGGTATTACGACATTACCGAATTGCTGATTGGGACATCTTCGGCAGGAGTGGCTGCGACCAATATCGTAATAGCTTTCGATCACTCCGCATCCTGCAGGGTTGCGGACATTAATCTGGAAGTGTCTGTATGAGTAAATACACTGACAGGATAACGAACTATCACGCAGGGAAACCTAAGTTTTTTGCACACATTGACCTCTCAACGCGACCGTTAATCGACGTTTCAGCCGCAATGACAGGCATGATTCAGGATTTCGACATTGATACCGCCATCGGCCAGCAGCTGGATATTCTGGGTGAATGGATAGGCCGCAAGCGCAGGGTCAGGACGCCTATCTCTGGCGTGTATTTCTCGTGGGATACAGAGAAACTTGGCTGGGACCAGGGCGTCTGGCAGGGACCTTTCGATCCTGATGATGGGTTTCTTGACCTGAGTGACGAAGTTTATCGACTGGTGCTAAAAGTCAAAATTGCTATAAATAACTGGAACGGGCAGAACGACACATTGCCTGAGATTCTCGACAATGCCCTGAAAGGATCGGGTATTCGTATGGCAATTGTCGATAATCAGGATATGTCCATTTCTATATGGATACTTCCTGACCCTACGGTTGTTATCAGTGAAATTGACAGGATGATTCTCGATAGCGCAGTTAATAAGGGGCCATTCATCGCATTACCTCCCGGTTACGTTCCATCTCGTTATGACCTGAATCCCATCGATCAGGTTAATGCTGAATTATGGTGGGCTATACAAAACGGATATATGACCGTTAAAGCTGCGGGTGTAAAGGTGAGGGAAATACAGATGCCGTCAAATGGTGGCTATTCTTTTTTTGGTTTTGATGTGGATAACGAATATATATCCGGATTTGACTCTGGTAACTGGGGAGAAGATTTATAATGCCTACCAATGATTTTAAAGCTTTTGCAACTGGAAACGGCGCAAACGTAATTTCTCAGGCTGATTATTTAGCCCTTGCTGCGTTAGTAAGCGGATTTTCATCTGGTAAAGCTTCTTCCGCGCAGGTGAATAAAGCTCTCAGGCAGGCCACGGTAATGGCTAATGTCCTTGCTCAGTTTATCGCGGATTCAGCAAATGTAGATGTGCTAGATGACGGTAATACAGCAGCAATTCTTTCTAACCTTAAAAATAGTATGCCTGGCCGCCTTTTGGGTGTGCAAGTTGTCACCAGTAGCGCGCTGATTACTAAATCAGCCGGTGCAAAAAAATGGCGCATCAGAGCTCTGGGTGCGGGAGCTGGAAGTTCTGCCGCTCCGGCTACCGATGCTGGGCAGGTTTCAATAAGTAATGGTGGCGGGGCTGGCGCATATGCTGAGGGTATCTACGACGTATCAGCATTATCATCGGCCACGGTGACGATTGGTAGCGGCGGCGTGGGGGGTACAGCAATTTCACCATACGGAGGGGATGGCGGGACAACATCTGTAGGTACTCTTATCTCAGCACCTGGCGGCAAGGCGGGATTGCCAGCAGGACCGGCTATCCCTCCATTCCAGCCCGTGGCAAATACAAACTCAAATAGCCCGACAGGGTGGAATATTATAGGTACTTCTGGATCTGGTTCTGAGGCAGCTGTAGCTGTATCCACCAGTTACGCTGCCGGATCTCGAGGTGCAAATAGCCAGTTAGGGGTTGGTGGTTCTGTCCCGGCGATTAATACGCCTGCAAATACTGGTGGCGGTTATGGTTCTGGTGCATCTGGCTGTTCTAATGGCGTATCGCAATCTTTGAAACCTGGAGCATCAGGTCGTGATGGGATTGTTATTATTGAGGAGTATGCATAATGGATAATAATGCATGGGCAGTTATTGATAGTGCTGGCATTGTCGTAAATATTATTGTCTGGAATGGGACGGAGGAATGGCTGCCGCCAGAGGGGATGACCGTTATTAATTGTGGCGATAAGCCATTTAGCATAGGAGGATCATATAAAAATGGCATTTTCACTCCTCCAGTGTTAAGTGAATAATTTATTATAACCCCTTGGTGAATCTATGACTCAATATAATACGGGAAACCCTGTCCCGTCTTCTGCTATGCCTGATATATGGGATAACAATGCAACAATTGATGAGTTTGTTAACTCACCTGAATTAACTCTGACAACAAGAACCGGAACAGAGCGCGACACATTGGCCGGGATTCAGAAAAAGTCGGACGACCAGCGTGTGCAAATGGCAGAGGATGGTGCTGCTGTTGTTGAGGAAACCAGGCAGAATCTGATCCCGCTCAGTCGTCAGTATATGACGCTGGCGGCGGCGCAGGCCGATATCGCTAATATCCCTCAGGGAAGCACAACGTACTACCGTAGCCCTGATGATAGCGCGCTAGCAATTGAGGTTATAAATAATTCCGGCACGTTGGAGCCAACTGGCCGGAAAATGCCTTCTCAGCAGGCTGTTGACGATATTGCAGAACAGACCCAGCAGGTCGCAGATGACCTAGCCCCTATGAAGGGGACGATAAAATTCGATGATATTGGCGATTTGGTAGCAGCCATCGTCGATGTTGTTGGTTTTATTGGCTGGCAAATTGACAAAAATGGAGGGTTTGGAAGCGGGACAGCGTATATCTCACCTGACAAGTTAAAAATAAGTGAATTGCAAATATCACAAACCAATGATGCTTTAATTCGCTTAACAGATCCTAACGGTTTATTTTGGGATATGGTAACTAAGGATGGGTGGTCACACTTTAATGCCTACAATCTGCCCAATGGAACATCGATTCAGGCGACGAATGATGCAGTTTTGAGAATCGTCGATCCTATGGGTCTGTTTTACGACATCATTGATAAAAATGGTGTTCCAGCATGGAGCAACTCCGGTGGCGATGGACAAACTGCTGAGCAAATTTATATAAACGCTCAGGACCCTCAAAATAAATCGCTTGTTGATGCAGATTCAAGGATTACGCTTACAAAGCTGAAATTCCCTTCTGACGCCTATAACCATTTTCTTGGTGAAGGACAGTCATTAATGCAGGGGGATGAAGGGTGGGCGCAGGTTTCCAGAACGGCAAAATATGGAAACTTGATGCTTGGTAACTCTGTTAGGCCTGCAGGGGCAGGAGAGAATGCATTCAACCCGCTAGGCGGCTCTGAATTCAAACCCATGATCGCAGTAACGCAATCACTAGATGGCTCGACAATTCTCTCGGATGCAGAGATACAGGCTTTAGGTCGTAACGATAAAAATGAGGGCGAATCGCCATTAGTTGGCGCGGTGAACGGATTCAGAAAGTCATTTCTTGACGCTCACTGCCTGAGTAGTGATTCCTCCCGCTTGTTTTTATCTTCTGCTGTAGGAGTTTCAGGCCAGATATTAGCCAACCTTATTGATGATACTAAGTATTATAACAGGGTTGTTGATTGTATAACCAAGGCAAAGGCCGTAGCTGATGCTGCAGGCAAAACATACTCCGTTACGGCTATTATCTTTAACCAGGGCCAGTTTGACTATAACGCTGGGACAAGTAAAAGCGTTTATAAATCTCAGATGGTTCAACTGAGAAGTAAAATTAACGCTACTGTCACCAGTATTACTGGTCAGTCTGATATGCCAGCATGGTTTATTTCGGTGCCTGGGTATTCCTATACCCCAAACCCTGCCACTCAACCGCTTAATGCTGTTGAATTGTGGGTGGCAATGGCCCAGCAAGAGTTCTGTGAGGAGAACGAAAACTGCTTTATCGTCGGCGCTGACTATCCGTTACCCAGCAAAGGCGGACATCTGATGCCTAACGGTTATCGCTGGATGGGATGTTATTATGCTAAAGCCATGGATAAAGTTCTTAACCAAAGGAAGCCATTTAAACCGGTGCAACCAATAAGCTTTGAACTAATTGGAAATCAGATATATTGTAATTTCTATGTTCCTCAACCGCCATTACAATGGCAAGCTCCGTTTCGTGTCGGAACACGGACTGTTATAGGCAATAAAGGATTCAGGGTTTTCAGTAATGTCCAGGCTGATCCAGCAGGAATTGGCACTGAACTTACATTGTCTGCTATTGATATAGTCTCAGATACTATTGTACGGCTAACCTGCTCGTCAGCCCCATCAGGTACGGTTCGTGTTGTATATGGTACATATCAAAACTCTGGACAAGGAATGTTAACGGATAGCGACCCATACGTTCCTGACGAAATTTACGAATATGACCCTCAGTTTACGCAATGGCCTGAGGAAAATATTACAGAACTACTCAATAAACCCTATCCTATGGAAAATTGGTGTATTCCGTTTTCTAAAACTTTTTCAGTTTAAGGTGTCAAATATATGGGAATGCTGCTTAACCAGAACATTAGCCTGGCTAATATCGCGACTGGCGTAATCCTTCCAGTTTCAGATGGTCTTCAATATTTCAACTTATTCAATGATGGCAGCCAACTTGGTAGAAACTTTGCCTCAGGAAAACCTGCTGCAACGGTAGTTGGTTCGCCTGCAGTGAACACCGAAAACATCACAGTAACAAACCTGGGAAATTATATTAATACCAATGTTGCTCAGGGGCAGGAAATGACGATCATAACCATTGGTAAGCCAGCTGCGGCCAGTGGCAACTTTGTTCACTGGTCCAACTATGGCTCAGCTATAACAAATGGCGGGTCAGGCCTTACTTCCACTGATTTTGCACGAGCATCAGTCAGCACAGGGAACCCATCGATCAGCCTAAGTTATTCAGATGATAGCTTTGCCACAAGGAAGACTCTGACATATGGCGTGTCGTCTGGAGCTGATACTGTTAAATTGCGGGCCATTGCGTCGGTGTTTAGTCAGTCAGGGATGACATCCAGGATCAGGGATTTGACCAATGCAAAAGTAGCCTCAAATGCCATCCCAGCAGGTGGGGTTTTATCTGTCGCTGGCACCATTTTACTCGGTTCTCACTATACGAACGTAGAGGGGTCAACAGGTAACTTGTATGCAGGCATGATCTTCAATCGCGCCCTAAGTGACTCAGAAATAGACACACTTTATACCTCCCTTAAGTCCTACTATTCAGGGAAGGGCATCTCGGTTTAATCCTCTTGATCTGCTGGATAATAAAAACTACTGTATATAAAAACAGTATTCAGTAGGGGGCAGATCATGCATCGGGAGTCAGACATCAAACAGGCATTCCGCGAGTCGGTATTGCGCAACTCCAAAGGCTACCAGTACCTGCACACAAAGGATTTTGTGTCAGCGCTGCGCCGGCGTGGGCTGTACTTTACCGACTCAGAGGCTAATGCGTGGATATCTAGAGAGCAGACGTACTTTGTCGACAAAACCACCGACCATAGCGAAAACAGGCTGTGGATGATGGCCAACATGGGGAGGGTGATCTAATGGGCTTTCCTTCACCCGCGACGGATTACGTCGAGCAGCGACTGTCTGTCAACTCGATCTGCAATGTTGGTCCTAACACATTGTTGTTTGAAACCAGTGGTGGATATGCCGTGGTTGATGTCTCTCTGAAACCTAAGCAGGGATGCCAGGTGATGGTCTGCTATGAAGGACATAATCAGATAGCGAAGATCATGGGGAAATCTTTGATAACGAAAGACGGCGAAGCGATCGAGGGCGAGGCTCTGGACGATGTTACTGTCGCCGGCGTTGTGACGCATGTCATTTGTGATGTGCGAAGCGATAGCCTGGCGGTTTAACCATGAAAGAGTGGTGCGCACCGAAAATTACATGATTAACTAGCGTGCTAATGATGCGCTGTTATTGTGATGAGGTAAACCGGCGAGTTTGCGATCTGGATAGCTGCTCGCAAAAGTTATATCCCATAATCCAATTAGCAATGTCAAAATCCCTAATCTTGTTGTAGCTTTCATGAGATGGTGATGATGTGTATCATAGTGGTTCGGTATTAGCTGTTTATTGCGGGTACATTTTGGATTTTGTACATCCTGGTGTACACACTAAGCAGAGTGAAGCTCAGAAACGCATTTAAATGGCTAATATTATTACATTAATCAATTTTGTATGTGCTCTTTCGTGCGGGGCACCACTGCAAATAAGGACATAAAATGCCTGTAATTACGCTTCCTGATGGCAGCCAACGCCATTTTGACCACGCAGTTAGTCCGATGGATGTCGCGCTGGATATCGGTCCAGGCCTGGCGAAAGCCACCATTGCCGGGCGGGTAAACGGTGAACTGGTAGACGCCTGTGACCCGATCGAATCCGATTCCACTCTCTCTATCATCACCGCGAAAGATGAAGAAGGGCTGGAGATCATTCGTCACTCCTGCGCGCACCTGTTAGGCCATGCCATCAAACAGCTGTGGCCCAACACCAAAATGGCTATCGGTCCGGTTGTCGATAATGGTTTCTACTATGACGTAGACCTCGACCACACCCTGACCCAGGAAGATATCGACGCGCTCGAAAAACGTATGCATGAGCTCGCCGAGAAAAACTACGACGTTATCAAGAAGAAAGTGAGCTGGCATGAAGCGCGTGAAACCTTCGTGAAACGCGGCGAAAGCTATAAAGTTTCTATTCTTGATGAAAACATTGCCCATGATGACAAGCCTGGCCTGTATCATCATGAAGAATATATCGATATGTGCCGCGGTCCGCACGTACCGAACATGCGCTTCTGCCATCACTTTAAGCTGATGAAAACCGCCGGAGCCTACTGGCGCGGCGACAGCAACAATAAAATGTTGCAGCGTATCTACGGCACCGCGTGGGCAGATAAAAAAGCGCTGAATGCCTACCTGCAGCGTCTGGAAGAAGCCGCCAAGCGTGACCACCGTAAAATCGGTAAGCAGCTCGACCTGTATCACATGCAGGAAGAGGCGCCGGGGATGGTGTTCTGGCACAATGACGGCTGGACCATCTTCCGTGAACTGGAAACGTTTGTTCGTTCTAAACTGAAAGAGTACCAGTATCAGGAAGTAAAAGGTCCGTTCATGATGGACCGTGTGCTGTGGGAAAAAACCGGCCACTGGGACAACTACAAAGATGCGATGTTCACCACCTCTTCTGAGAACCGTGAATACTGTATCAAGCCGATGAACTGCCCGGGTCACGTGCAAATCTTCAACCAGGGGCTGAAATCCTACCGCGACCTGCCGCTGCGTATGGCGGAATTCGGTAGCTGCCACCGTAACGAACCGTCTGGCGCGCTGCATGGTCTGATGCGCGTGCGCGGCTTTACCCAGGATGATGCGCATATCTTCTGTACTGAAGATCAGGTTCGCGATGAAGTGAACGCCTGTATTCGTATGGTCTACGATATGTATAGCACCTTTGGCTTCGAGAAGATCGTCGTCAAACTGTCGACTCGCCCGGAAAAACGTATCGGTAGCGACGAGACCTGGGATCGCGCGGAAGCGGATCTGGCGGTGGCGCTGGAAGAAAATAACATCCCATTTGAATATCAACTGGGTGAAGGGGCGTTCTACGGCCCGAAAATTGAATTTACCCTGTATGACTGCCTCGATCGTGCATGGCAGTGCGGTACCGTACAGCTGGACTTCTCTCTGCCGCAGCGTTTAAGCGCCTCCTATGTGGGCGAAAACAACGAGCGTCAGGTGCCGGTCATGATTCACCGTGCGATTCTCGGTTCTCTGGAGCGCTTCATTGGCATCCTGACCGAAGAGTTCGCAGGCTTCTTCCCAACCTGGATTGCACCAGTGCAGGTAGTGGTCATGAATATCACCGATTCTCAGGCTGAATACGTTAACGAATTGACGCGTAAACTACAAAATGCGGGCATTCGTGTAAAAGCAGACTTGAGAAATGAGAAGATTGGCTTTAAAATCCGCGAGCACACTTTACGTCGTGTCCCGTATATGTTGGTCTGTGGCGACAAAGAAGTCGAAGCCGGCAAAGTGGCCGTGCGCACCCGTCGCGGGAAAGACCTCGGCAGCATGGACGTAAATGAAGTGATCGAGAAGCTGCAACAAGAGATTCGCAGCCGCAGTCTTCAACAACTGGAGGAATAA